ATATCGAAGCAGATCTGCGAGCCCACATCCTGCGCCGCGCCATGATTGCAATCGACCGTGCCGCACTGAATGGTGCAGGCGGCGTTGAACCATCGGGTTTGCTCAACGACGCCGGCCTGCAAGTTCTCGCTGCGGGAACGAATGGTCTTGCGCCCACATGGGATCACCTGGTCGAAGCGGAGTACCAGGTGTCGAACCGGGCCGGCTCCTTGACTGCCCCGACCTTCATTTCCAGTCCGGCCATTCGCAAAAAACTGCGCAAGACGCAGCGCGCAGCTGGCCTGGATTTCATCGTGAACGAAAGTGCCGGTGCGGTGATGGGGCACCCCTTACGCACAAGTGCCATCGTGCCGGACAACCTGGACAAAGGAACCAGTGTCGGGACGTGCAGCGCGCTGATTTTTGGCGATCTGGCCGAGATCATCGTCGGCTTCTGGGGTCCGCTGGCCATCGATATCTTGATTGACCCACACACGCTTGGAAAGGAGGGGAAGGTGAGGCTTGTTTGCCGCGCAGAGGTGGGAGTGGCCGTGCGCAACATCGGCGCCTTCACTGCCTACAAGGATCTTCTGGCCGCTTGATCAGGTAGGGCATCGAGCCAACCAATACGGGCACGGCGCTCGCCCGCTCTTGAGCGCCAAAACAATGGATGAACCATGGGAAAACTTTTTAAATTCGAACTTGGCCAGCGCCTCAAAATCAATGTTCATGAGGAAGTCGCCGAGGTGCATGCGCGAGCCGAGTGGCAGGACTACGGAGATAGCTATCTGATGAGATACAAGTCAAAAGATGGCAAGGTGGTGACTGATTGGATTCATGAAAATCAGCTCTCCTGCGTTACGCAGTGATCACATCGAGGCGCATTGTTTGCGCCTTTTTGTATGAACGCGTTCACAAGGCTCTTACACCGTCGACCACGGCCGGCTGATGCCCAGCCGATGGTCGAAGCGCTTCGAGATCTCAAGGCGCTCGCGCCTGCTGAATGGGAAAACGAAGTGGAAAAGGCGCTGCATTACGCGCGCCAGAAAAGATGGGGCCGCGTGTGGGACCGGCTGCAGGCTGCAGCCGGGGCCAACGCGGGCACTCCGTTCGGCGAAGCAGCGGAGCCACTGCGCGCACGCGCTGAGAAGCTGGCCATGGCCAGCGGGAGGGTTTGACAATGGAACCAAAAATCCAGCTCACGGCTCAAGACAAAACTGCTGCTGCCTTTGCCAGTGTTTCCAAGCGTGTGGACAGGCTCGGTGGCAACCTGGGACAACTGAGGTCCCTCAGCGTTGCAGCTCTTGGCGCACTGGCTGTCCCTGCCAGTGCAGTGGTCCTGATCAGCCTCACCAACGCTGCGCGTGAGGCCATCGGCAGCATCAAAGACCTGGCCGAAGTGAGCGGATCCAGCGTTGAGAAGATCAGCGCCCTGGACCGCATCGCGCGCGCAACCGGCGGCACATTCGATCAGGTCAGCGGCACGCTGATCAAGTTCAACCAGGTGCTGAAGGATGCCGACCCGGACAAGGGCGCCGGCGCCGTGCTCAAGGCCCTGAACCTGGACATCGAGGAGCTCAAGCGCCTGGACCCCGCCGAAGCCCTGCGGATTACAGCAGTGGCGCTGGAAGGCTTCGCCGACAACGGTGACAAGGCCCGCGCCATCCAGGAGCTTTTCGGCAAGTCGGTCAAAGAGACCGCACCCTTTCTGCGCGACCTGGCCGAAGCCGGCAAGCTCCAGGGCACCGTGAGCACGGAGGCAGCGGAGGAAGTAGACAAGTTCAACAAGCAGCTGTCGCTGCTTCAGTCCAACGCTGAGGACGCAGGCCGCGCGATCTTCATCAATCTGATCACCGAGATCAACTCAGTGATCAGGCGGTTCAAGGAAGGGCAGATCGAGGGCAAGAACTTCCTGCAGATCATGTTCGCGAGCGACGCCGACCTCAAGGCCAAGTTTGCACGCATGAACGGTGGCGCTCCTGCCCGATCAGGAGCGAGCCGTTCCGACAGCGGCATCATCACGAATGAGGAAGACCAAAGCCTCGCCGAGCTGGCGAAACTAGCCCGAGGCGCCCCTCCACGGCTCGCCTTGCAGTTGCCAAAGGACAAGCCGGACAAGCTCACCAAGAGCGGCGCTTCAAAGGACCCTACCGCCGAAGCCCAGCGCTACCTCGAAGAGCTGCAACGCCAGCTCGAAGGCACTCAGAAGCTCACCGAGGTGGAGCAGGCATTGCGCGACCTGCAGCTCGGCCGCCTGGGCAAGGTGACCGAGGGCCAGCGCGCTGCAATCCTGAACATCGCGGCCGAGATTGACGCCGCCAAAGAATTTGAAAAGATCCAGAAAGACTTCGACAAGCTCGAAGAGGAGGCGATCGACCGAAAGAAGGTTCTGGCCGAGGCGGGCAAGCGGGCGTATGAGGAGACCCGCACCCCACTTGAGCAGCTCAACATTGAGCTGGCCGAGCTCCAGCGCCTGCTCGACGCCGGCGCCATCAGCTTCGACACCTTCGCCCGCAAGAGTTTCCAGCTGGATGAGACGCTGGCGGGACCCAAGAAGGCAATCGACGAGCTGGACAACTTCACCCAGCGAGCCGCCGAAAACATTCAGGACTACCTGGGTGACAGCCTGGCGGATTTGCTCGATGGCAACTTCAAGGACATCGCCTCAGGATTCACGCAGATGCTCAACCGCATGGCGGCTGAAGCTGCAGCGGCTCAGCTCTCTCGCTACCTGTTCGGAGACCTGGCCAAGGGTGGCGAGGGCAGCGGTGTCCTGGGTGGAGTGTTCAAGGAAGTTCTGGGGGGCATTTTCGGGGGCATCCCCCAGCTGGACACTGGCACCGACTACGTGCCCCGAGACATGCTTGCCGTGATTCACAAAGGCGAGGCGGTGGTGCCTGCTGCCAAAAACTCGGGCGGTGGCCGTGGTGGCCTTGGTGCAATGACCGTGAACAATTACTTCAACGTGCCAGCCACTGTAGATCGGAGAACTCGGGATCAGATTGCCGGTGATGCGTACAGCGCCATTCAGCGCGCAACGAGGAACATGTGATGCAGCTGGCTGAATTGCTCTCCTTGGATGAAGCTTCAACGCTGCAAAAGCGCATCGATGCAACGGATCCTGCGAAGTCGGCATTTGTTCGAATCGACAGCGAGACCAATGGCATCGCGGTGGTCTGCATCTGCTCGGGTGGCAGGGTGCTCACATGGTTTGCAAGCCCGTACAAAACCGGCCTTGACGCTGACGCAGTGGAGGCCGTGATCCAGGGCGGTGTGAGGGCTGTCCAAATGGAGATGGCCACACGCATGGAGCAGCGTTTGAGTCATCTGCACGTTGACCCTGCCGCACGCCACTGAGGATCGCCAGCATCAACATTTCTGGTGCCAGTGAGCTCGCCTGGCACGGTGTGAAAGGAGCGGCCTGATTTTCTTGTCGGGGGGTCAAGCTGAGCCGATCCCCAGAAGCCACCCACATCGGGTGGCTTTTTTATTGTGGTGTTTCGTCGTGTACATTTGTGTTCAGCGGTGTCTCTGATTGGGCTGTTAATCCGCAGGTCCCTGGTTCGAGTCCAGGTCGGGGAGCCACCCAACATTCACTCAAAGGCCTTCTTGCGAAGGCCTTTGTTGTTTCTGCTTCCTCCATGCACCCGAAGACGATGCAACTGATCCGTGTCACCTTCTGGTGCAGCGCAATCCTGTTGGCCATCGGGTCACTCTTGCCCACGGATTTGCTGCCACGGCAAACGGCAACGATCTGGGACAAGGGACAGCACGCCTTTGGATTCGCCTGGCTCGCCTTGCTCGGCTTGCTGACCTTCGGCCAAAAACCCTGGACTGTGGTCACCGCGCTGCTTCTGTACGGCGGCGTCATCGAGGTCCTGCAAGTGGTCACGGGCTGGCGCTACGGCGAATGGCTGGATTTGCTGGCCAATGGCATCGGCTTGTTGATCGGTGCGGCCATCTGGCTCCTTGTACGGCGCATGACAACGCCGAAGCGGTGAGGCCAACCGCACAATAGCGGCATGTCGCACGCACCACCGAACCGAGCCCTCCCCT